CTGCTCCCATTGCAGCCCCTGACAGCCCTAACCCGATACGACCACTCTGCAACTGCTGCTGACGAAGGGCAATGTCTTCTGCACCTCGACTGCCTTGTTGTAGAGCCATCTGTTGGTTATAATAGTTTTGAGCGGCAGCTTGGGGGTCAGTTTGAATCTGTCCCATAAACTCACCAGCCCCACCGTACATAGCATTACGAAATGCTTGAAGGGTAGGGTCAAGAGTATAACCAGCCTCTTGCTTTGGTTCATCAAAGAAGCTAGTACCGAAGCCAGTCGAGATTGAGTAAGGCTTAAACTTAGCTGCCTCAGCCGCAATTTTAGATGCCTCGATGTTAGATCTAGCCGACTCACGGGCTGCGTCTTGAGCTTGACTAGCCCCAAATAAACTTAACCCAATTGGAAGTAGTTGTTCCCACATATATAATCCTTAATATTCGACAATCACAACACCAGCAGCACCAGCGCCACCGTTAAATGTGCCAGTGCTGTGGTCAGAACTACCGCCACCACCGCCAGCACCATATGCGGCTCCAGAACCACCAGTTGTGTTTGTTTTAGCTAAACCACCGCCACCAAAGATACTGTTACCACCTGTTCCTCCAGTGTTACCAGAAGTACCATCACCAGCGGCATGATATGAAGCACCACTGCCTGCACCACCACCGATGTTTAAATCACCGTTAGAGCCAGTACCACCTACACCGCCTATGGAAGCAGAAGCTGCTGCACCACCTGAGGCAGAACAATGTGAGCCAAATGAACTATTCCCACCAGCAGCACTTGCTTGACCACTAGCTCCACCAGCGCCTACCGTTACAGCGATTGAATCTCCGGGCGTTACCGTAATTGTTTTAATAGCGGCTCCACCAGCACCACCACCAGCACTACCACCCATGAAGTTGGAATTAACACCAGAAACACCATAACCGCTAGCGCCACCGCCTACAACCGTTACCTTTAGCTTTGTTACATCAGCAGGAACTGTAAACGTACCGTTAGCTGTAAACACTTGCATACTAGGTATAGGTGTCACAACTAATGCGCCTAGTTGCGTCTGTACAAACTCAGTGGTTGCTACTTGCGTTGTGTTGGTATCCAAAGCTGCTGTTGGTGCGGTTGGAGTCCCTGTCAAAGCAGGAGAAGCAAGAGGAGCTTTAGGAGCTATCTCTGTTTGAACAAAAGCCGTAGTAGCTATTTGCGTTGTATTAGTCCCTGTTGCAGCCGTAGGAGCAGTAGGCGTCCCCGTTAAAGCAGGAGAACCTATGTTAGCTTTACTGTTTACGGCTGTTTGAATCGCATCAAACTCATCATCAATCTCTGTACCCTTAACAATCTTATTCGGGTCACCTGAGATTAGGGCATCTTTAGCTGCGAAGTCCGTAGCTTTTAAATAGTTAGCCATTAACTCATCCTTCCTGTTTTAACAAACATATCAATTTTCTGTACTGACAACTCATTACCATTTACATCAGCTTCAAAACCAATCTGAATAGTATTACCACTACCGCCGACACTACTTTTGATAGCATCGAGGACAATACCGACTGAAAACTCTGCCACATTGTATTCACCAACACCATACTCTGATACATTACCTGTTAGAATTGTGAATGGGTATGATCGAGGAGCTTCCTGATAATCAAAGTTAGTCTTAATAACAAAAGATTGGTTACTTCCTCCAATAACCGTAGCACTAATTTGCTTCAACATCTTGAGTGTTGTTGGAGCTTGCATATCTAGGTAATGAGAAAAGTAACGCAAGCGATAAGAGGAACCGTTGTCGTTATAACCAAAATACCTACCAATACCGTTCACCTTACCAATCATAACCTCCCTGTCACGACGACGAAGGAAGGCAGTAGCTGGATAGGAATACCACTGAGTAACACGAGAAGAACCATCCTCTAGTGCCTGTCGCATATCCAAACAGTAGACAGTCTCGGTCGATGGGAATGAAAGCAGATAGAAGGCGTTAATCTCTGAGTATATTGCTCGTACCTTAGACAACCCACCTGAATTACTACGCTCCTGTATAATATCCTTTAACAAATCATCCCGTACATTCTTAGTGAGGTCACGCATAGGCAATGACTTCTCTTGAATGAGGCGACCTAAAGAACGAATACCCGTGTCTGAGAGGAAGATCAGGTCATTACCAGTGCTTTGAACAGAGTCACGAGCGATACAACCAACACCAGCAATAACATCCGATACAGCAAAAGAAGATGTTAGAGGGTTATCAGCACCTGAGTAAACAATGATGTTATGCTCACAGAAGATAATCAGGAAGCCGTTATGTAATGCTAAGGCTGTGATAGTGTCTACGTTGTTTGGGAGCACAGAGGCTATGTTCAATAACCCACTAGAGCCACCATCAAAGTAAGGGAAGTTACCAGCTATATCATCCGACCAATAGACAGTAGAGCCATCATGCACCCAGAAACGTCCATAACCAGCTATAACATCATTAGGGTAGCTTACCCCATAGTTGGGTGTGTGAGAGCCGTGTGCCGTGTGAGCTGTTACCAAGTCTGCTACTAGGGTTCCTGTCTCTGCTGTAACAAACAAAGGAGCATGACCAGCTTGAACCAACATAGCGTGGTCGTTAAGAGAAGCACCCTTCCAGTTGTTAGCTGTTATCGTATACCCTGCTGGTGTTATATCAACAAGGGAACCACCGTCAGCGCCTTCTTTAAACAACTTACCATTACCGCCAGAAAGGGTAACAACAGTGTTGTCAGCGTTAACGTGCTCCATTAAGAAGTCTATAGTAGCACCAGCTAGTTGAGTAACACCACTATTGGTACGCATCTGCCAGCCCTTACGAGAGCCTAAACGACCATACTTATCAATAACCACATTGTCAGTAAGCTGAGCAAAGTTGGGTGATAAGGTGATGCCACTCTCTTGTGTGTTTAACCCATAGAAGCCGGGAGATACTACCGAGAGAGTTTGAAGTTGTTTCATACGCTATACCAAATAGTGTCCTCTGGGTGACGAGCAGCATCCATTGCAATCTCATCTGCCAATGCCGACTGAGCAGCAGCGTAGGCGTTCATACTTTGTTGACCACCATCCTCACCACGTTCCTCAATCGCCATTGCTGTAGCTAACAGGATGATAGGACGGGTGGGGATAACAACGGTTGTAGCATCCGCTGTTAACTCTAAGTTACGCTGAGTGATGTTAAACCGAAGGTTATAAACAGCATCAGGGATGGGGTAAATGTCCACCTGAGTATCTCGATCAACACTAACACCGTTGAAGTTATAGAACATCGGTGTGCCAGTTTGAGGCGTAGCTGTCAGAAACTCCCTGTTGAACCAAGATGCACTCTTATACTGCATCTCAATATCGTCAGAGTCATTCCAAACATCTAACACCTTGAAGTTATTCTTTGTACCGTTTAGCTCATAGTTGAATACGTTAGGCGTTGTGGTTAGCGTCAATGTTGAACGTAAAGCACTCCAGTCCCAAGCAACCTCAACCTGACTCTTTGCCTCATTAACAAAGTCACCAATAAGACGAGCGTAAGCATTAGAGTTACCAGTTCCTTGTACAGTGGAAACCTCACTTTCTCGTAGCCTACGCATTACAGCATTGACAAGTTCTAAGTATGTCATTTATTTATTCCTTTGTTGCTATTATACCACAAATTTATTGTTTTGTCAAGTGTTATTATTTACCGATAGAGTGCTTCATACGCTAAAATCACCTATATCACGGGTATAATCCATCTGCTCTTGAGTTCTTTCAGAAGGTGACCAATCACTAGTTGATGACCAATCGCTAGAGAATGTTGGAGTAATATCCTCGTAAGGGGTAACACCGCCCATGATACTCTCGTACTCTTTAGCTCTTTCTCCTGCTAGCTGGTAAGATTCAGGTAACATCTTTTGTAACCAAGCAGGTGTTTTGTTGTAAATATCCTGCTTGTAAAGCAAATCATTTAGAGTTGGAGCCTGAGAACCTAAGTATTGATTCAATCCCAACATACCACCGCCCATGTAAGCACCGATAGGCTTTAAACCAAACCAATCATTTTTAATTCGTTCACCACGTTCAGCTAAAGTTTCTCTATCTAAGAAGTCAATCTGCGCTTGGGTTAGTTCAGCATCTCTACCGCTATCAACACTAGTGCTTCCTCTCATCATACCCGACCCAGACTGAGCAGCTAAACGTCTCTTCTCTTCTTCATCTAACGCTAGTTGATCAGCTTGTCTTTGCCTCGAGATATAGAAGGGGTCTTCACGGTAACGAGCATTTTCGTCAGTCATAGAGGTAACAGAGAGCATAGGGTTACCATTAACAGTAGGTAACACAGACATCAAATCTTTGACATAATCTGCAAATTTCTTATCAGCCATTACTTCTTCCCCTTGTTAACTTTAGCCCGTTGGTTACGCTCAGGCAACTTACGACCAGCCTTGCTCATAGCGATAGCGACTGCTTGCTTCTGTGGGCGACCCTCTTTAACCAGCATACTGATATTTGAGCTGACAGCTTTGTCGCTC